GACGCAACATGGGAGTGACTGAATAAACTTACTGGCAACCGCTAGTTAAGGTGATGAGACACAGGTGGTGCTGCTACGAAAGTAGAACCGATCAACCAATCGGGTCTCAGGCAATAACGTTTTTACTTCTGTAGTAATGCCCGTTATTTGTTGGTATACAGGATTCCAACCTCCCTCCTTTTTTATTATGGTTTGTTTTCGTAGGGTGGTATGACCACCCTTTTTTAATGCTATGAAGAAATTTATTTTTGATGTAGACGGGACTTTAACAGAAAGTCGAAAACCTATGGACATGGGGTTCATGGCAGAGTTTATAAAGTTTGAATGTAAATTTGATACCTACTTAGTCACTGGAAGTGATAGAGATAAAACAGTAGAGCAAGTAGGACTTGATGTTTATAATCGTGCTGTTAGAGTTTTTAATTGTTCTGGAGCAGACATATATGTAAGAGATAAGAATGTTTATAGATCAAAATGGCAACCACCAAGAAGTTTAGTTAATTTTCTTAGTGATGAATTAGATTACAGCACCTTTCCACATAAAACAGGTAATCATATTGAACATAGACCTGGTGGAATAAACTTTAGTATTATTGGAAGGGGTGATAATAGTATGGAATATAGGAAAGAATATGTAAAATGGGATATTAATACTGATGAAAGAATTAGTATTGCAGATAGAATTATAAATGAGTTCCCTTATTTAAATATTCAGATAGGTGGACAAACAGGATTAGATATATCAGATAATGATAAGAGCCAGATATTAAAATATTTTAGTCCTTTTGATGAAATACATTTCTTTGGTGATATGATGAAGGAAGGACAGAACGATTATCCTTTAGCAGAGGCACTAAGGGAATGGGGCGGTTATCCGCACTGTGTTAAAAACTGGGAGGATACCCGAACCGAACTCAGAAAATATGTGGAACTTGACACACTTATAGTATAGTGCTATACTAAATAACATTACGAGGACTCGAAAGATCGTAACCCTGCGTAGAAAAATCACCCTTGTCGGGGGTGACATCATCCGCAGGTTTTTTAGTATCTGCGAGACAAGAAAAAAACAAATGATCAAATCAACAATCGCTGCAGTAGCAGCATCTCCATTCCTATTCGCTGGTGCAGCCTTTGCTGGTCCATACGTCAATTTGGAAGCAACTGGTTCATACCCTGATGGTTCTTATACATCTGGCGGACTAGAAGCAGTAGTTGGATATGAAGGAGAAACACCTAGTGGAATTGGTTGGTATGTATCTGGTGGTCCTACAGTGACTCACACAGAAACTACTGATGAGTTCGGTGATGTAGAATTCATTGGATACCTTGGTGGTTCTTATGATAAGTTCTACGGTGAAATCTCAGGTGTAACTGCAGAAGACGATATCGACTGGGGTGCTAAAGCAGGTGTGAAGTTCACATTCTAAATTAGTAGACAATAATACATCTAGATGTTATAATTAGGGTGCGACGGCACCCTTTTTTTATGTTGTCAGATAAATAAAAATAAAAGGCGAAATGTCTACGAATCGGTTTTACGCGAAAGAAATACAGAATAGGAATTATTTGTCCCCAGTAGGGTTCAAGTTTGCACTAACAAAATATCCTAAAGTTTCTTTCCTAGCAAATAGAGCAACAATACCAAGTATCCAAGCAGGTACTGCTATCCAACCATCCTACCTTAAGGATGTTAATGTTCCTGGTGATAAACTAGTATATGATGATTTCCAATTAACATTCATTGTGGATGAGAATATGGAAAATTATATGAGTATTCATAATTGGTTAGTTGGATTAACATATCCAGAATCAGTACAACAATTTACTGATCAAATTGCTGGTGATATGAAAAATCAATTTAGTGAAGGAACTTTACTTATTCTTAATAGTAGTTTCCAAACTCAGACACAGGTTAAATTTAGGGAACTATTCCCAATATCACTAACTCCTCTTGAGTTCTTAGCTGATGAAACTGAAACAAACTACTTTACAGCAACAGCATCTTTCAAGTATACTATTTACAATATATTCGCAGCGGACGGTAGAACTCCTTTATGAATCTAAGTGACATTGAAAAGATGTGGGAGAAAGACTCTCGTATCGATCCAGATAATTTACATACAGAATCTCAAAATATTCCTTCTTTACATGCGAAGTATCATCAACTTCACAATCAATTTGTGCAACTAAAAATTCAGGCAAAGACTAAGTATGATAATGTTTACTTAGAACGTCATGTTTATTACTCAGGAAAGGCAGATCCAGAGATCTATGAGAAAGAACCTTTCCCGTATAAAGTTAGAGATAAAGAAGCAATGGACAGATATATGAGGGCAGATGATAAAGTTGCTCTTGCACAACAGAAAATATCTCTCTATGAAATGATCATTAAATACCTTGAGGATATTATCAAATGTATCCATAATAGAAGTTATCATATCAATAATTCTATTGAGTGGCACAAGTTCCAAGGAGGATTCTAATGGCAACAAGTTTAGTCACTGGTGGTGCAGGATTTATAGGATCTAATCTAGTGGATAAACTCCTTGAAATGGGACATAAAGTTATTGTTATTGATAATGAATATTCTGATGCTCATGATCAGTTTTACTATAATGACAAAGCATATTATGTGAAACAAGATATTTGTAGTTATCAACGCACTAGAATTTTTTATCATGATGTAGATTATGTGTTTCATATTGCAGCAGAAGCACGTATTCAACCCGCTGTTGAAAATCCCCTTAATGCAGTTAGAATCAATGCTCTCGGTACAGCAACTGTTCTTCAGTGTGCTCGTGAAGCAGGTGTTAAAAAAGTAATGTATTCTTCTACGTCTTCTGCATATGGTCTTGCCAATGAATCACCTAATGTAGAAACACAACCTAATGACTGTTTGAATCCATACTCAGTCTCTAAAGTTGCAGGAGAAAATCTATGTAAGATGTATACTGAACTCTTTGATCTTCCTACTGTCATCTTCAGATACTTTAATGTATATGGTGAGAGACAACCATTAAGAGGACAGTATGTACCAGTGGTTGGTATATTTTTAAGACAACTTGCAGCAGGTGAACCACTTACTATTTGTGGTGATGGAGAACAACGTAGGGACTTTGTACATGTCAGTGATGTTTGTAATGCAAATATAATGGCAGCAATATCAAATCCTGATGAGGATGCTTATGGTCAGATATATAATATTGGTTGTGGTATAAACTATTCAATCAATCAGATTGCTAATATGATTTCTGATAATCAGGTTACTCTTCCAGGTCGACCTGGTGAGTGTAGAGTTACCCAAGCAAATACTGATAAGGTAAGAAAAACCTTTGGTTGGAAACCACAAGTAGATCTTGAAGATTGGATTATTGCTAATGTTTTTTGAAAAATTGAGTTTGGTTACGGGTGGGTTTGATCCTATCCACAGTGGACATATAAGATATTTTGAGAGAGCAAAGGATCTTTCAAACTATCTCGTGGTTGGTTTGAATGGAGATCCTTGGTTGAAGAGAAAGAAAGGACAGTATTTTCAATGTTGGACTGAGAGAGCAGAGATTGTTAGGAATTTAAATATGGTTGATGCTGTCATATCTTGGGAAGATGCAGATGACAGTGCCTGTGGTGCAATTGAAAAGTGTTTGGATATTGCTGATACCGTTATTTTTTGTAATGGTGGTGATAGAGGTAAATTTAATACACCAGAAACTGATAAGTATGGTGGAGATCCACGAGTACAATTTGAATTTGGTATTGGTGGTGAAGATAAAATGAATAGTAGTTCATGGATTCTTCATGGGTATTTTGAAAGACAACGTAAGATATTAGGCATATAAGACCCATCTAAATAACCATAGATGACATGTGGATTATGTCAAACTTGGTTATTAAAAAGAAGAACGAAGTATTTTTAGAGATACTTGCCGAACCACACGTCTGTCATGAACTGTCAGATCATTTTACTTTTGAGGTTCCTGGCGCAAAGTTCATGCCTCAGTATAGAAGTAAGTACTGGGACGGAAAGATTAGATTGTTTGATTCTAGAAAAAATCAAATTTACGTTGGGTTGCTTGATAAACTGGTAAGTTTTTGTAAGAATTATGAATACGAATATGAATTTTTAAATAACAAATACTATGGTACTCCCTTTGAAGTCAATGAGAATATCTCATATGAGGGTGTCAAGGATTACGTAACATCAATATCAAAATATAAACCTAGAGACTATCAGATTGATGGCATATATGATGCCTTAAAAAATAATCGTAAACTATTGATAGCTCCAACTGCTTCAGGAAAGTCGCTGATGATATACGGGATTGTGAGATATTTTGTTGAAAAAAAGCAAAATACTCTGATTGTTGTTCCCACGACTTCCCTTGTAGAACAAATGTATAAAGACTTTGCGGACTATGGTTGGGATGTTGGTTCATATTGTCACAAGATATATGCAGGAAAAGAAAGAGAAACAGACTCTCAGGTTATTATAACCACTTGGCAATCAATTTACAAGTTACCTCGTAAATATTTTGAAAGATTTTCTGTAGTGATAGGTGATGAAGCACACCAGTTTAAAAGTAAATCACTGATATCTATAATGACAAAACTTGGAAATGCCAAGTATCGTTATGGTTTTACAGGAACTCTTGATGGTACACAGACTCATAAGTGGGTGTTAGAGGGTCTTTTCGGACCTTCTTATAAAATTATTCGTACTGACGAATTGATGGAGAAAGGTTATCTTGCCAACTTAGATATTAAAATTATTCTACTCAAGCATCCTCCTAAAAAGTTTGAGGTATTTGAAGATGAAATACAGTATATTATAAAACACGAGCAAAGAAACAACTTCATTAAAAACCTGACATTAGATCTAAAAGGTAATACTCTAGTTCTTTTCAATAGAGTGGAAGATCATGGTATGCCTCTTTTTGAATTAATAAATAGTAGTACGAGTAATAAAAAAGTCTTCTTCATCTACGGCGGTGTAAATGTAGAATCTCGTGAGGAAGTAAGAGCAATTGCTGAAAAGGAAGATAATGCAATCATAGTTGCTTCTTACGGTACATTTTCAACTGGTATAAACATTAAAAAACTGCACAATGTTATCTTTGCTTCTCCTTCTAAATCTAGGATTCGTAACCTTCAAAGCATTGGACGAGTACTTAGGAGGGGAAAAAATAAATCTATGGCAACCCTATACGACATTGCAGATGACATCAGTTACAAAACAAGAAAAAATTATACACTCAATCATATGATTGAAAGAGTTAAGATTTACTCAGAAGAGAATTTTAACTATGATATAGTAAACGTTACTTTAAAAAATAATGGATGACACTTATTACGCACTTATAAAACTGAAGACTGGCGAGGAAATTATCTCTCATATCTTTTCTGATGATGAGAATGAAGACCCGATTATATGTTTGGGTTCTCCTGTAACAATTGAAATTACTAGCAGATCAAATCATAATGTCTTAAAATTTGAACCTTGGATAAAGGTTTGTCTTGAAGAAACACTGTTCATAAAACTTAGTGATGTAATTACTATGACTGAATTACCTGAAAACAATTATTATGTACAGTGCTACAAAGAATACGTCAAGGCGGGTTTTCAGGATGTCAACCTCCCTAACAACCCTAAGAGTAAAACGAGAGGAGTTAAACTCAATAGGACAATGGGTTCTCTTGGCACAGTAGAAGATGCAAGAAAGACCCTAGAGAAATGCTTAAGACTTAAATTAGATACTTAATATATCCCTCTGAACCTCCACAAGGTTATTGTACATACATTAAGAACACTTGTCAAGCTCTGCTTAAAGTGTTATAATAAAACCATGATAAAGGTAAATAATGCCCAAAGCCAGATCTGAACATTATGTTAATAATAAGCAACTCTTAGAAGCACTTATTGTTTACAAAAGCAAAGTAAAAGAAGCACTAGAGAACGAGAAACAAAAACCTCGTATCACGAACTATCTTGGTGAGTGCTTCTTGAAGATAGCAACACACTTGTCATATAAACCAAACTTTGTTAATTATATGTTCCGTGAAGATATGATTTCTGATGGTATAGAGAACTGTGTTCAGTACATCAATAACTTTGATCCTGAAAAGTCAAGGAACCCATTTGCTTATTTTACTCAGATCATCCATTACGCTTTTCTGAGACGTATTCAAAAAGAGAAAAAGCAGATGGAGATTAAGAATAAAATTTTAGAGAAGACTGGTTATGACCAAGTTTTCAAGGTTGATGATAATGTTTTGAGTAATAGTAAAAGTGATTATAATTCAATTAAAGATAATGTGCAGTATAGATTGAAAAAATGAATACTGAATTTAAGAAGATTAAAATTGCTGTAATTGGAACAGGGACAGCAGGTTGTATTCAGACTCTTCAGTTCTCTCAAGAATTAAATTTTCAATATTTTGAACTTGATTGGATTTATGATCCAGAAACTCCCATCTTTGGAATTGGAGAAGCAACTACACCTCACATTCCTCAGATTTTAAGAAGATCTAAATTTAGTACTGATATGCTTTTTAATGAATTAAAAGGTAGTCTTAAGTATGGAGTCAGGTTTTTTAATTGGGGAAAGAAAAATAAAAGATTTGAACATGACTTTGGGGTAGGTCAATATGGTATTCATATGGATACAAGTGCCTTAAGTACTTTTACATTAAAACATATAGAAAAAATTGAAGGAACTAACATTAAAGTTGTTCCTGAAAAAGTAGACACTATCGAATCTTTGCCTAGCGGATGTGTTGTCAACGGACGTAATTATAATTTTGTTGTTGATTGTAGTGGAAATGAACCTTTGTTATACAAAGATGAGTATATAGAATCTGAATTACCTACTGTCGATTCAGCAGTCATCTACAGGAGAATGTCTGCTGGCAATTGGAATCATACTGTTCACTTTGCTCATGAAAATGGTTGGATGTTTGGTATTCCTTTGAAAGATCGTCAAACTTGGGGATATACTTTTAGTAGTAAATTTACTACAGAAGAAGAAGCAAGAGAAGGATTACAAAAAATGCTTCCAGATGAAGATGTATCTACAGCAANATACGTTACTTGGAAACCTCAGTTTGCATCTTTTTTAATTGATGATAACGGTGTTTATGCTAGAAATGGAAATGCTGCAGGATTCATGGAACCTCTACAAAGTCTCTCTGGTCTTCATACACATCAAATTTCTAAAGTTTTGGTTGACTATGTAAATGATGATGCATCTAAACAAGATGTGAATACTGCTATTATTAGTAGTGAAAAAGAATGGATTGAAGGTTTAGCATACCATTATCAAATGGGATCTTCTTTTGATA